AACAATCACGAGCCTACCCAGTGGGGTTGGTGGTGGATCATTAAATCTTATCTCTACACAGACTGCTAGTTCTAGTTCTACTATTAGTTTTACTAGTGGTATAGATTCTACTTATAAAGAGTATATTTTTAAATTTATCAACATACACCCAGCAACAAATGACCAATTCTTTGTATTTAATGGTTCAAGTGATTCTGGCTCAAACTATAATCTAACTAAAACTACAACATTTTTTGAAGCACAACATGATGAAGCAGATTCAGCTACACAATTATCATATAGAACAGCTGATGATATTGCACAAGGAACTGGATTTCAAAGATTATTAAGAAATATTGGTAACGGAAATGATGAAAATGCTTCTGGTTATTTACATTTGTTTGACCCATCTAATACAACTTTCGTAAAACATTTTATAGGTGTAGGCAGTAGTTATTATGCAGAAGATTATGAGTTTAATTCTTATTATGCTGGATATTTTAATACAACATCGGCTATAGATGCTATTCAATTTAAAATGGAAAGTGGCAATATAGATTCAGGGACAATAAAATTATATGGCGTTAGTTAAATATAACAATAATAGTTTAAGTAGTGTAACAAGCGCTGCTGGTTTCCCTGCTGGTGCAATGACATTAATTAAAACCATAACGGCTAGTTCTGATTCAACAATATCTTTTGTAGATGGTAGTTCAGACGTAGTCTTGGATAGCACATATCCTATTTATGTTTTTAAATTTATTAATATTCACCCAGCCTCTGATGATGTTCGATTTACATTTCAAAGTAGCATAAATGGTGGTTCTTCGTATGGAGTAGCAACAACTCAAACTTCTTTCTTTGCTTTTCATCTTGAAAATGGTAGTGACCAATCACTTGGATATTCTACAACATTTGATGGTAGTTCAAATACAACAAGTTTTTTAACAATTGCAGATACAATTGGAAATGACAACGATCAAAGTGGTTCAGGATTTTTACATTTATTCGACCCTAGTAATACCACTTTTGTTAAGCATTTTGTTAATACATTTAATGAATATATGGCAGATGATAGATCAAATCAAAGACGACAAGCTGGATATATTAATACTACAAGTGCTGTTAATGCTATTCAGTTTAAAATGAGTTCAGGAAATATAGATGCTGGTACAATAAAACTATATGGAATAAAGGATAGCTAATGAGCATAGTTAAACTAAATAATAGAGGAGTCAGATCAGTAACTGCATTTGGTAGTCTTAGTAGTGGTTCTATAACTTTTATATCTAAATCAACAGCCTCAAGTTCAGCTACAGTAGATTTTACCTCTGGGATAGATAGTACATATAAAGAATATTTATTTACATTTAAAAATATACACCCAGCAACAGATGGTGCATTTTTTACTTTTCAAAGTGACACAGGAACAAATACAAATTACAATCAGACAATTACATCAACACATTTTCAAGCACGACATGACGAGGGAGATTCAGACGCACAATTAGCATATAATACAGGAAATGACCAAGCACAAGGAACAAGTTTTCATAAATTAAGTAATACTATTGGAAACGACAACGATCAAAGTTTATCTGGATTTTGCCATGTTTTTAACCCTAGTTCTTCTGTGTTTGTAAAACATTTTATAAGTAATATACAACATTCACAAGATGCAAATTTTACTTTTAATGTTTATACTGCTGGATATTTTAATACAACCACTGCAATTACAAGATTTCAATTTAAAATGTCATCTGGCAACATAGACGCTGGAGATATTTGCCTTTACGGAATTAATTAATCATGATAAACAAAAACAAAGGAGAAAACTATGCCAAGATATCATAACATAAATGGTGAGAGAGTACAGTTTACGGCTGCAGAAGAGGCTGCTAGAGATGCTGAAGAACAAGCGTGGGCAGATGGTGCTTTAGCAAGAGCACAAGCTAGTCTTAGAGCTAGAAGAAATCAACTTTTAGCTGAAACTGACTTCTATGCTTTATCTGATGTTACTATGTCAGATGACATGAGAACATACAGACAGGAGTTAAGAGACCTGCCTGAGGGTAAAGACACTGTTGAAAAATGTGAAAACGCTACGTGGCCAACTAAACCCTAGGTAATTTATTATGTTGCAAAAAGTAAAATTTGCACCTGGATTTAACAAACAAGTTACATCAGCAGGTGGTGAGAGCCAATGGGTTGATGGAGACAATGTTCGTTTTAGATATGGTACACCTGAAAAAATAGGTGGATGGTCACAATTAGGTTCTGTTCAAATTACAGGTAGAGCAACAGCGATTCATCACTTTGTAAATACATCAGGTATCAAGTATGCTATTTTAGGAACAAACAGAATTTTATATGCATATTCTGGTGGTATATTTTATGATATACATCCTATTAAAGCGACAACATCTTTATCAAATGCTTTCTCTACAACGAATGGATCAAAAACTGTAACACTTACATTTAGTTCAGATCACAACATAAATAAGTTTGATATAATATTATTAGATACTTTTACAGCCATCACTGGTTCTGATTTTACATCTGGAGATTTTACAGATAAAAAATTTATGGTGACATCTATACCAACCAGTAGCACTCTTACAATAGAGATGGAGTCTAATGAATCTGGATCTGGTGCAACAACATCAGGTGGTATTAGAGTTCAACATTACTATCCTGTTGGACCAGCGGTTGAGGTTGCATCTACAGGTTGGTCTCTTGGATCATGGGGTGGGCAACAAGCAGGTCAGTTTACATCTACATTATCTTCTTCAATAAACGCTAGTGTTACAAGTTTAACGATGGCTAGTTCATCATCCTTTCCATCTTCAGGAACAGTGTTAATTGGAACAGAGTTAATTACTTATACAGGTAATGACAATAGTGGAAATTTATCTGGTTTAACTAGAGGTGCTTCAGGTACAACAGCGGCAACACATTCATCTGGAGCAACAGTAACAGATGCATCAAACTTTTTTGCATGGAACGCTGCAGCATCAGGAGATATTGTAACTGCACCTGGACTTTGGTCTTTAGATAATTTGGGTAATAAACTTATTGCAACTATTAATGGTGGTGAAAGTTTTGAGTGGGATTCTAATCCTACAGGAGCAAACAATACTAGAGCAACTATTATAACGGGTGCACCAACAGCTTCTGCATTTAGTTTAGTATCTACACCAGATCGGCACTTAATATTTTTTGGTACAGAAACAACTATTGGAACTAAATCAACACAAGATCCAATGTTTATAAGATTCTCCTCTCAAGAGGATATTAATACTTACACACCTTCAGCGACTAACACTGCTGGTACACAAAGACTTGCAGATGGATCTAAACTTGTTGGAGCAATTAGAGGTCGAGATGCTATTTACATATGGACTGACACTGCATTGTTTATCATGCGTTTTGTTGGTCCACCATTTACATTCTCATTTCAACAAGTAGGTACAAACTGTGGATTGATTGGACAGAACGCAGCTGTTGAAGTTGATGGTACAGCTTATTGGATGTCAGAAAATGGTTTCTTTAGATATGCTGGTAAACTGGAATCACTACCATGTTTAGTAGAAGACCATGTCTTTGATGATATTAACACTACACCAAAACAACATATTAACGCTGGATTAAATAATTTGTTTGGTGAGGTAATTTGGTTTTATCCAAACTCAGGTTCAGGAGTCGTAAATAGAATGGTTGCATACAATTATCTAGACTCAAGCAACGAGCGACCAGTGTGGACCACAGGCACATTAGCAAGAACAGCATGGGAGGACTCTGCAATATTTGGTAAACCACATGCAACAGAATATGATTCAAGTGCAGAGACAGCTGATACAGATGTTAATTATGTGCATGGTAATACAGATGGAGCAACAACATACTATGAACATGAAACAGGTTTAAATCAAGTTAAGTTAGGACAAACTACTGCTATTACAGCAAACATAGAGTCTGGTAGTTTTGATATTGGTCAACAGGGTTTACAAGGTGATGGTGAATTCATGATGAAAATAAGAAGAGTCATACCGGATTTTTTATCACAAACAGGTGATGCAAGAGTAACATTAAATTTAAAAGACTTTCCAAATCAAACAAAAGCTAGTTCCTCTTTGGGTCCATTTACAATTAATAGTAACTCAACTAAAATAGACACACGTGCTAGAGCTAGAGAGATATCTTTAAAAATAGAAAACACTAGCACTGGTCAGTTTTGGAAACTTGGTACATTTAGAATAGACTATCAACCGGACGGAAGAAGATAATGCCATTAAATAAAAAAGGTAAAAAGATAATGAAATCTATGAAAAAACAGTATGGTAAAAAACGTGGTGAACAAGTTTTTTATGCATCATTAAATAAAAAAAGAATTAAAGGAGTTAAAAAACGTGGCTAGAATAATACAAGCGTTAACACAACCAGATGAAGAATATAATCAACAAACACAACAATCGTTTGTTAGAGATGTAGATAGTATTGTGCAAAAATTAAATACTACCTATCAACAAGATTTAAAAGACGAGTCAGAGGCGGAGGCTTTTTTCTTTGGCTAATACATTTGTAAATAAAAAAGTAGATTTAACAACTACATCAGAGACAACACTATATACGGTGCCAACAGCTACAACTGCTATTGTAAAATCTATATTAGTATCAGAGGACTCTGGTAATGCAGATACTATCACGGTTACTATTACAGATACTAGCTCAAACGTATTTAGTTTATTTAAGACAAAATCTATATCTGCCAATGGCACAACAGAATTACTATCAGCACCTTTAGTATTAGAGGAGAGTGAGATACTAAAAGTGACTGCAGCAACAGCAAATAGACTACATGTGGTCCTTTCGGCCCTACAATCTAAGCCGAGAGAGGTTACAACATAGTCTTGATTTACTCGTAAAAAACGAGTAATAGTATAAATTCAGGTGTAAACCCTGCCTTTTTAATATAACTAAAATTTAATAAATATGATTAATAGATCAAAAATGCCAAGACAATTACGTAATAAAGGTGGAATTACAAGTGTGGTTCCAAGAGAAAATTATGGCCTTGGTAGTAAATTAAAAGATAGAATTAGAAAACTTATACCAAATGAACTTGCAAGTGTAGCAAGTAAAGCTGCACCTATAGTTGCACCATTTAATCCTGCTGTAGCTGGGTTGATGAGAGGTATAGGTAGATTTGATCAGAGGGGT